GGATGCTTTCTTTATATTTGACGAGCAGAGAGTGATAGGCTCCGGAGCTTGGGTGAAGGCGTTTTTGAAAATCACCAAATCAAATCAGTGGATTCTATTGTCTGCAACTCCGGGAGATACCTGGCTGGATTATATTCCGGTATTCATCGCAAATGGGTTTTACAAAAACCGGACAGAATTCATCCGAGAACATGTGGTTTATAGTCGATTCAGTAAATACCCAAAGATTGACCGATATTTTAATACTGGGAGATTGATTCGACTCAGAAATTGTATTTTGGTGAATATGGATTTCAAGCGTCAGACGGTTTCTCATCACGAAGATATATTTGTTCGATACAGCATAGAGCGATACAAGGATGTTGGACGAACACGATGGGACCCGTATAAGAATGAGCCGATTGCGAATGCCGCCGGTCTTTGCTATGTATGGCGGAAAATCGTGAATACGGACGAGTCACGACAGATCGCCTTGATGGAAATTGTAGAGAAGCATCCCAGAGCCATTATATTTTACAACTTTGATTATGAGCTGGAGCTTTTGAACGGGTTGTTTCGAATTTATGAAGACGATGGAGTCTTTGAAATTGCAGAGTGGAATGGTCACAAACACCAGCCAATCCCAGAGTCGAAAAACTGGGTGTATCTTGTTCAGTACAATGCTGGAGCGGAAGGATGGAACTGCATCAAGACAGATACCATTATATTCTACTCACAGAACTATTCTTACAAAATCATGCAGCAATCTGCGGGGCGAATAGACAGGTTGAATACGCCATTCAAAGATTTGTATTACTATCACTTGAAATCTCGTAGTGGGATTGATTTGGCAATTAGTAAGGCACTGAAAGATAAGAGAGATTTTAATGAATCGAGGTTTGTGAAGTGGTGAAAGGAGATCAACCATGAACGAAGAGTATTTGGAAGTGGATTTTAAAAAGTATTGTAAAACCTGTAAACACAAGGAATTGGGAGAAAAATTCGACCCATGTAATGAGTGTCTGGGTTATGGATACAATCTCAATTCCCAGAAACCTATGAAGTGGGAGGAAAAGAAAAAATGAGTTACCAATACGATCGATATTTGGCGCAGCATAAATCTAACGTTGAAGCAGGATTTCGCTGGTTGCAGAAAAATCTCCCTAAGATCACGGAAGCCAGCGGCGCGGAGCATAATATCGTATTTGCACATGACCAATCCAAAACGGAGGCTGATGAATACGGCCCCTATGATATTTACTTTTATGGAGGAAATCGCTCTTATTCAGTAGTTGAGGATTTTAGAAAAGCTTGGTTATTACACATTCATCGCAACCCTCATCATTGGCAGTATTGGGTACTGATTAACGATGATCCGGAAGAAGGCGAAATCATTTTAGAGATGCCTTACTGTTATATTCTGGAGATGATTTGCGATTGGTGGTCCTTTAGTTGGTTTAAAGGAAACTTGCTGGAAGTTTTCTCCTGGTATGAAGAACACAAAAACTATATAAAACTGCATCCGAATACGAGAAAATTGGTGGAGGATATCTTAGGACGCATCAAAAATAAACTTGGGGAGGTGATGACGAATGAAATCAACAGATAGTGTTATCGTGAGTTGGGATTTTTCTCATGGAAAAGATGTTGGTGTTCTGATTGTTGGAAAGCAGGAGAAAGGCAAAGTCGAAATCATCAACGCCTATCAGGGAGAAGAGGCCAAAGAAATTTATCAAAAGCTGGTATTCCCCAAATCAAAGAAAACCAGTTTTAGCAAGGAGAAAACCACATGAAGCAGCCGAAAAAATTAACCAGAGAGCAAAAAGAATGCTTATCTGCTCATTATTTAAACTGTAAAGATTGGATGTTGGTTGAGGAGACGGAATTCTATTACCGCATTATCAACAAGAATACAGGAACGATAAAGAGCGTGGATAAATTCAGAAGAGTAAAAAGGAGAAAAAATCATGAAAACAATTAAAAACAACTGGAAAGTAGCTTTAATTGTAGCAGTTGGTATTATTACTATTATTTTGTTAGGTGTGTTTTGTATACAGAGTTCCCAGAACAGAGCATTTACCTTGGAAGAGCAAGTTAATACTGCTGATTCTGACATTAAAGTTCAGGAAAAACGACGTGTAGATTTGGTTTACAACCTTGCTAATTGTGTTAAGCAGTACGATAAGCATGAAGCGGAAACATTGACGGCGATTGTTGAAAATAGAGGATCTACCGGTGATATCGAAAACGTTACTACAGCTATCACAGCGGTGTCAGAAGCGTATCCAGAATTAAAATCTAATGAAAATTATAAAGAGTTAATGAATGAACTTTCAATTACAGAAAATTTAATTGCAGAATATCGGAGTAACTACAATAAGCAGGTAAAAGAATACAACCGATATATACGCAAATTCCCGACAAGATTTTTTCTCAATATTCTCGGATATGAGGTTCGGAAATATACCTATCTTGATTATAGTGCTCCTGCCGATGCTCCGCAGAATCTGTTTGGAGAGTAAAAGCTATGAGAGGACGCAAGCGTAGAAGTTTTGACTTCGGAAATTTCGAGATTACGAAACGGGAAATACTGGTAAGTGTATCGATTGTCGCTATTATGCTTCTGATTGGAGTCCTTAACGCTGGAAAAATTTCGGATTATCAATTGGATAAAAATGAAAAATACAACAAGGCAATAAAAATAGAATCGCAGGAACTGTTTGAGTATGGAATGAGGACGAATGCCGGGAACGCTTTTGTATATGGCGATTTGAAAGCAGTCGATACAGTTACATATCCTGAAATTGGTGGAGAATACATTTATATTGAAAAAGTGAAAGAACGATATACAATGCATACTCACCAGGTTGCACATACAACAACTATGAATGGACAAACCCATACTTACTATACAACGGAAACCTATTGGACATGGGATTATGCTGGTAGTGAGGAACGGATATGTGATGAAATATCATTTTTAAATCACGTTTTTTCAGTTAGTAAAATCGACCTGCCGGGAAAGGAATATATAGACACTGTTAAAGAATCCGGGCACATTCGTTATAAGTATTATGGAGTTGGTTTAAACTTTACCGGAACCATATTTACAGAACTGGCTGATAAAACAATAGCCGATAACTCACCATTTTATGAAAATATGAAGATTGATGAAACTATAGAATACTTAGAAACCGATTTTGCAATGTGGATATTCTGGATTATTTGGATGGTCTTAATTGGAGTCTGTGTTTACAGTTTCTATTATATCGACAACAAATGGCTTGAGTAATTGGAGAATTTGGGAGAGGGTCGAGCAATAATGAGGGCGACCACAAGGCGGATATAGTAGTTGCATAAGGGATGAGTCCGCTATAAGAAAGGAGAAAAAAACGTATGAATCTTAAATCAGTGAAAATTATTGCGGTGGATTTCGATGGAACTTTATGCGAAAACAGCTGGCCAGAAATCGGAGAGCCAAACGAAGAACTGATAGAGTATCTTCGTAATCGGAAAAAGGATGGAGATAAGTTAATTCTCTGGACCTGCCGCGTGGAAGACATGCTCCAAAAAGCTGTTGAGTGGTGTAAGGAGAGAAATCTGGTGTTTGATGCGGTCAATGAGAATCTTCCGGAAATCATCGAGAACTTTGGTTCTGATACCAGAAAGATTTTTGCAAATGAGTATATAGATGACCGGAATATTTGGCCGCTGAAAGATGATGTGACCGATGTTCTTTATCTTTGCGATGGTAAAAGTTGTGGCGATACTTGTCCGGGTGTGGAATGTAAGCATACATCGGATATATCCCACGCTAAGAATTTTGCAAAGGATGCTTATGATTCTTATTGGGAGAAAGAAGCTGAATCTGAAACTAAAGATCCTGGTTCTCATGAGAAATCCAATATGGAATCATGGGCGGAGAGAGAAGTGGAAATTGCCTGCAAACGCGAAGCACCTGATCGTGAACCTGGAGAATGGGACTACGGATGTGCTTGTTACGAAAGTGCATTAAAAGCATTTAATAGCCTTTGTGAAGACGGTCATAGCGGTTTCAGCATTGGTATGACAAAACAGATTCTGAATCGGTTGATCGAATGTAAGCCACTCACTTCGATTGAGGATACAGAAGACGTGTGGGACAATACCACAGACTTTGGTGGACATCGCGGGGAAGTCGCAAACTATCAGTGTAAGAGAATGAGTTCTCTTTTCAAATATGTATATGTGGACGGCTCTGTTAAATATCGTGATGTTAATCGCTTCTATGGCGTGAACCTAGATAATCCAAATGCTTCCTATCATAGCGGACTGATTGACCGAGTAATGGAAGAAAAATTCCCAATTACCATGCCATATTTTCCAGAGAGTAAGCCATTTTATGTGTATTGTGAAGAGTTCCTTACTGACAGAAAAAACGGAGACTATGATACGGTTGGAATTCTTTATATCATCAAGCCGGATGGAGAACGCGTGGAGATCAATCGGTATTTCAAAGAGGGAGAAAAGGACTTCGTTGAAATCGACGTTGCTGAATATGAAATACGCCAGAAGATGCATGAGGAACGGCTGGAGAAAATGAAGAAAGACTGTAACGGCTGCTTCGGAGCAGCGAACAATGATTGTCTGCGTTGCGAGGAGGAACTTCAGTATGAATCGGAATAGGTTTCTCCAGGGATTAAAAAGCAACATCCAGCTTTCCGAAAAAGAGAGGCGGCGGATTATTCGGAGAAGTCTTCAGAAACATTCCTGGAAAACAAAATGTACCGTAGCGATGGAGGAATTCGCAGAGCTTCAGCAGCAGATTAGTAAACAGGTTCGAGGTTATGGCGATAGAATTGGACTCTTGGAAGAGATGGCAGATGCTTATATTTGTCTGAACTTCCTGGAGTCCATTTTTGATATTAAGCCAGAGGATTTACAGAAAGCCATTGATGTGAAGCTGGAACGGGAAAGGAGAAATTTGTGATGATCGATTTACATGTAGAGGGGTATTGTCAAGAATGCGCGGGTTTTCAACCATGTATTGAGAGATTGTATGCGGATGGCAAAATTATCGCACAAACCGTTTACTGTGAGAATCGAGAAAGATGCGCTAATATCTATGAATTTGCGCACGAAAAAGTAGGAAAGGAGATTGGTAAGGATGATTAAAAACGAATTCCCAGAGTGGATTTATAGTCCGGTCAACGATCCTATGTGGAACAATTTATTTGAACGAATTGAAGATGCACTTGGTTTTAAACTCTTCATTTGGCAGAAGACTTATATTATGGGATTAGGATATAGATGTTCAGGACAGACGACTGCCGATGTTCTTAGAAATTTAGTAGGAGAACGTACATCCGAGTCGATATATTTGGAACGACCTAAAAATCGCATGGAAGATTTTTATCAGAAGGAACTTATCGAAATAAAAAGAAAGCTGGACGATAAAGGTATAATTTCAAGAGACATAGAGAGGAAAAAACGATGACGATTGAGCGTTTATTAAAAGAACTCGGAGAACGCCATTTTGAAGTTCTTTGGAGATATGAAGTCTTAACAAATTCTATCGTTATTCAGATGGATAAAAGATACTGCCATCAATGGTATAGGTTAGCTCGTAAAGTTACATTAGATGATTTTCATCATTTTATAACCGATCAGTTTGAAGATACTATGGTTCGATTTTTAAAGGAAATGGCTCAAGAACTGGAGTATCAAATTAAAGTCGCACCGGAACCCATGAAAGGAGAAGACAATGATTAAAATTGAAAACGTTGAAGTTATGGGTTGGGAACATGCTATTCGAGGGATACGGAACCCGATGAACAGTTGGGAGAAATCCGATAGTGGAATCTGCAAAGGTGGGGATGATGGTATCGGATGTGAGAACTGTGCCAATTATGATTCCTGCGAGCATACATACGATCATTCCTGGCAGCTCGGTAAAGCAGATCACGATTTGATGATGCGACTTGCGGATACGAGGTATCGGCGAATGATTACGGTGAATCTGGACATCACGGCTCCGCTGTATTGGTGGAAAGATTTTTATACCTACGAGGTTGGAACTGTTGCGAACTCTTGTAGCACGATGCATAAGATTACTGCGAAGGAATTTGAGTGGTCAGATTTTAGCACAGAACATCTTTTGAATTTTGGAATGTGGGGTGAACAGTTTACTGATGCTGACGCAATATATGCTCCGGCTAAAACAATGGGATGTGTAATTTCTGCTCTCAATGGAGCTAGGGATAGATATCTTGATTTTAAATCAAGAGGTTCCGAATGGACAGAGCTTGCGAAACGGGCATGGTGGCAGATGACTCAGCTTCTTCCCTCTTCTTATAACCAAAAATGGACAGTCATGCTGAATTACGAAGTGCTGGCCGGTATTTATCCCATGCTAAGAAATCATGAGCTGGATGAGTGGGTAAAATTCTGCAAGTGGATTGAGGCGCTTCCATATTCAGACATTATCATTGGTAGGGTGTGGAGATAAAACATGATTCAATACTATGAGTCTATATTTTACAACACCTTGGAAGAACTATTAGCAACTTGGAAACCCAACCATCCGGATGTTTTGCGGTTGAAAGCAAAATATGGAGAAGGCATTCAATTTAGTACCATCGCACATCGAAGTGGTGTGAAGCCTCAATTTGAACTGAGTTGCTACAAACTAAAAAAATTAAAAGGAGCGTAATAATGGCATCTATTCATTATGTGATTTTATTTAGCATTGTATATCTTTATGTATATGCTCTGATTTGTAGAATCTGTAAATGCATTGAACATTGTGCTACCGCCAGAGCTTATTCTAAATTAAGAGAAAACGGAGTTATGACTAAAATGAGCGATGTTGAGGCGGGCATTATTAAAATCGGAAAAGAGAAGGAGGATGCAAGAAAAAATGTGGAGTCATAAGTTAGTAAAAAATAAAATCCACGCCGTTCTGTTTATTCTTCTAGGAGCGTTGTCAGTCCCGGTTGAATGGGATGCAACGTTCTTTTTATTTACCCTGATTATGGGTGGATGCTTATTCTTTTCGAAAGAGAATTGGATTTATGAAGGAGAGGAAGACGATGGGACGAGCCGAGAGAAGACGTGCTCAAAAGTTAAAGCAAAAAGAGAAAACCACTACATACAATCTCACAAAGGCACAACTCGATGTCATGGTTCGGGAAAAAATCGGAGACGAACTTATCAGAGTAAAGCAGGAGGCTACCGATGATGCGGTAAATACTGCGATGGTTCTGCTTCTGACTTTGCCATTGGAAGTGCTGATGGACCATTATTGGACAAAATCCTATGCGAAGAGAATTCCGAAGTTCACCGAACGAGTTCTGGAATACTACGAACGCTGGCAAAATGGTGAGTTGGATATGGAAAAACTGAAAGAGGATTTGTGGGAATATGGTGGTGTGAAATTAGTTGAAAGTGAGGGTGAAGCAACATGAAATGTGTAATGGGAGTTATTGCGTGTATTGTTGGGCTCGTGGGTCTGATCGGACTGATTGTGTTAAAGGCGACCAGCTCTTCTGCAACTTATATGGACGATTCGTTCCGGTGGGGAGGACGAGATGGGCGTTAAAAATGATTATCGTAAAAATGCAGAAGGGTATTCCGATCCGACTGCCTGTGAAGCACTGAGAAACATTGAGCAGGAAGAAGAACGGTTCCATAAGCTGCTGGATACGATTTTTACGCTTTGTGAACTGTCCGACTTTCACATTGAAGAGCGGATCGTCATTAAGGATAAACGAACCGGACGAATTTGGAGGTGATTATTTATGGGTGATTGGCAGAAGACTATAGATGCTCTTGTAGAAGCTTGGAAAAAATTTACGACATCTATAAAAGAGATGGTGGATGCCCTGAACAAGGCGTTTGGAGTTTC